CATATGTTCCGGTTGATGTTCCACTTGTTGCAAAAGTAAAGGCAGTGCCCGCTTTGACAACACTAACAATAGAGTTATAATCGTTACTAGAAACTGCTCCAGCAGAGTCCATTCGAAAAGTATGGTCTAAATTTGATACACTTGCAGAGAACCCTGACCCTGCTAAAACGTCATCAATAGTTTTAGTAATTGAGTAAGTACTTGTTCTAGTTCTACTAGTATTATTTCTTTCTCGTGCTTCTACTATAAAATCTAACTTAGCTCCACTCGAATATCCAATATCTGAGTTGTTATTATGAACTACTACCTGTCTTGAGGAGGCAGCAGTAAAAGAAGACTCAGCAGATTGATTAGTTTGACTGTATCCTCCTCCAGTTACTTTTATTTCTGGGTCTGTATAGTTAAGTGCTTGAATATCTAATGTAATGTTGGAGTAAGCACTCTGTTGACTATTACTTGCATCATAGCTTAATACAGGCATATTAGAAGTAACAATTATGCCTCTTGCATCGTCTATCTGGTCTTTTCTCACCGATACATAGCTTGTAAAATTATAGGCACTACTTATATAAGTAGCTTCGCCCACTAAGAAATCATTTCTGTAGTCTATATCTAATTCATCTCGATATATAGTAGTGCCGGCAGATACAGCAGTATCCGAAACAGAACTAATAAACATTACTGTATCACTTTCTATAAAAGCAATATTAGACCCAAAGGTAGCTGAAAGCTTAAGAACATCTGTTACTTCTAAGTTAGTAAAAGTAGTATTTGTTCCTACTACTTTATTACTTCCCGCTGCTACAGCTACAGTTCCTGATAGTGCCGTCCATATAGTGTCTACGTTGGCAGCATACTTATCCGCATCGTACCAGTAGTTAACTCCTAAAGCAGTGTCTGTCTTCCACGAAATAAGTTTTAAAGGATCGGTGTTGCTTCCTTCCGCTTGTGAAAAATCGTAAAATACACTTGCAAACTTACCTACTCCGGTAAACTCTCCGGCCCAGTCACTTTCAGACAGCTCTGCAACACTTTGACTAATAGAATTATTATTAGAAGTATTGTTAGACTTTAAAACATTTAAGTATCCATCTCCCTCGATGGCGTTTAAAGGAGCTAACGCATAGGAGCCATTTGCAAAGAAAACTGTTCCAGTCTTATCATCGTTTGAGTCCAGAGCCATCTGCATAGGACTAGTAGATATACAGCCTTTTTGTATTCCATTTACTCGAGGAACATTGTTACTAAATATATCTTTTATACTTACTTCAGTTGATATAGGTTTTGATCTTTTATTAAACTCACTAATAGTTCTTACTGTTACAGTATATCTTCCGTCTTCTATTCCTCCAAAAGCCATTTGAGTTTGATCTACAGGTACTATACGTGTTTGGGTTTCTCTTTCTTTGTTAAAGAAATGAGTAACTTCAAACTCTTTAATATGCCCATAGGTAGGTGCATCCCATTGTACTATTACTTCTTCTCCTGGTATTGTTCTTTCTGGCACTCGCAGAATACGTAGTCCTGTAGGAGAAGGAGGAGTTGCCAACGGCTCTGGAGGGTAGACTGGGTCATCTACAGCAACTGTAAACTCGTTTTCAATATTATCAAACTTCTCATTATAGTGCTCTACTGCCGCTATTCCATAAGTGCCATCGTTATCGTCAGAAACAGATATTATTTTGTACTGTTTTGGAGAGCTAGCGGTTGTCTTATTTAAAGAAGTTTTAGTTTGTTTTATAACCCATAAAGTTTCTACTAAGTCTGCGGCTGCATCTTCATCGAGAGCCGATCCTAGTTGTACTGTAGTTCTACCGTCAACAGCTGCAGCAGGTACAGTGTAAGCAACTCCATCTACAGTTAACGAACCCGCAAGAGGTCTTTCTTGTACGATAGTAGACTCTCTCAAAACTAAGTCAATAGAGTTATTACTATCGTCCAAAGCATTTGCTGCATTTAAGGCAGAAGTATCCATATTAGATACAACTATATTAGCCTGACTGCCTCCTGAAACAAGTCTTGCCTGTACAACAGTATCACCTCTAGAATAAGATGCAGTACCTATAGTTGCACTATCTTGATTAAGTATAGCTATAGTTTTAGGAACAATTACAGAAATAGTATAAGTATGATCACTACTTATTAAGTAAGCATCAATATCTCTGTCTAGTGTTATCTTAGGGTTGCCTGCCTCGGAGTAAGAGCTTACTCTGCCCGAAAAGGGAATATCAAAATCATCTGCATCTTGAATGTTTACAATATCGCCAGGTACTAAGAAAGCTCCTCCTTCTCCTGTAGCAAAAGTAACTATTTCAGTTTGATTAATTGCTGTCCATAGCTTCCAACGGCCGTACCTTAAAGCTTGGCCTTCAGAAGTACATCCAAAAGCAACAGCCTGTTGAGATATTATTCTGCCTGTTTCTGCAATGTTTTGCTTGTCTTCTACAATTAAGGGTTCGAGCTTATAACCTGTTTCAGGGTTATTCCAAGTTACTACGTACTGATTAGCCCGTGTCTTACTTCCTGTTCCCTCATAAGAAAACTGCCCTTCTACTACGTTAGCTTTTGAAAAGTTATATACAGGAGACTTTTTTTCATCCATAACGGGACGAACTTCGCCGCTTATCCAGTATAACATACCTCTAAATATAGTAGCCATGTCTTTAAGAACTTTATACGCATCTGTAGCTTTTTGCAAGTACAGATTAGCAGTAAATCTAGGCTCTTTGCTCCCTTTTCCGTCCGGCACAAGTTCATCACAATATTTTCCGATTTTATACAAAGAAAACTTATCTATACTTGCTGCCTTAAGAAATCCTCCTAAACCGTATCGATTATTCACCAATATATCATAGAAAACCCAAGCAGGATTATTAGTATAAACTTTTTCTGCTCTAAAATTACCATCCCAAGGTTGATTAGTGCTCTCAATAGCTCCTGTAGATGTATTACGAGTATACTTTGACTCCATTCCAGAATAAGTAGAGCCAGGGTTCTCTTCTCTAGTTACATAGTTGGAAGGAACTTGTACTTTTATACCATAAAGCTCATAGCTTCTCTTTGGAACGGAGCCAAACTGCTGAGAATTAAATTGAGTGTTTATAAGAGCAGTAAACGGGTAGTTTAACTTTTCCTTTATGAAAGCAGTACAACTACTTATTACAGCAGGGCTAGTTTCATTATAATCCTGTTCAGAAGAAGAAGTATAGGTAAAAAATATTTTATTATCCTCATCCCTAGGACCAGCAACTGAAGAAGTATAGTCTACTCCTCCGTCTTCTGTACCATGATTAGTTAAACGGGTTACTTTTATTTGAAAGTCTGTAAAAGGCTGATAAGGAACTAAATCTATAGATACTTCTGTTGTAAAAGGTCTTTGAGCGGACTCTCCTTTGTGACCTCTTGGTATATGGCCTAGTACAAACTCTCCAGAGTTAGAAACCCCTGCGGAGTCGTTACCGCTTCCTATATCATTACCACTAGTACTATACTGATTAGGTCCGTAATTACCTTTAAGTTTTTGATAAGAAAAGCTACCTTCTCCTGTTCTTTTTATCCCTACTTCTACTCTATAGGCTACTGCACTTCCGTGAATTCTTCCTATACTTCCTCCTGCATGGGAGATTCCAGAGGGGTATGAAAAAAGCATAACTACTTCGTCTACTTCTGCGGCTTGTCCACCTTGCAAAGTAGAGCTTCCAGTAATAGTTACAGCACTTGATCCTCTTTTTAGAGTCCCACCTCCTGAAACTGTTAACCCCGCAGTAACAGATCCTGTACCTTCCCCAGAGGTAAACATAGGCTGAGTCTGGGTTCCTGTAGCTATTTGATACCTACTACCGGGATATTTAGCTTCCACATTTCCTAAGCCATTAGATATAGATTCTGTAATACCAAATTCTGCATTTGTAAAAGCCAGAGTAGGGTTAGCAGTTAGAGTAATTGCGCTAGAGCTTATACTTGCTATTTTTAGATATAAATCCATAAATAGAGTACGAGTTCCTGAAGTTTCACTTTCAAATTCTTCAAAATCAGAATCAGGACAACTGAAAACACAGGTAGTGTTAGCATTAGCTATAGAGGCTATTGTTCCTACAAGGAAACCTTTTGACAAAGTTTCTATTCGAAAAAGACCGTCTCCATGTACAAGTTCTCTATTATCAAACCTGAGACCGTTATTTATATTGTGCTCAAAAGCTGCGTTAAATATGCCAGAAGAAGCAGTAAGAGTGAACTTAGTACCAAAACCACCGTCTAAAGACCCACCTGCCGACAGACTTACTTGTGCAGTTAGGGCATCTTTTACTATTAAAAATCTATCCCCACCAGTTGTGATTGTTTGTTTAGTGTCTCCAGTAATTGAAACAGTAGTGCTATTAGTTGCTCCTGTGGCAGTTATTAAGTCTCCTGAACTATAGTTTGTTTCATCATTACTAAATAAGGAGTCTTCATTAAAGAATATACTCTCTCCTCCGTTGACTAGGCCTTTTATTTCTCCTTCAGATACAATATCTGTTATACTTATAGACTGAGAAGTTGCAGACGGAGAAGTCTCTAAGATACTCTCTTGTGCCTGTCTTCTATCTGAAGCTTTTATACTTTTATCCGCCATTATCCTATGCTCCTCATCTGCCCAGCTCTTCTGCTTGTGCCTGTAACATACTAGTTCTTATTTGTGCTAGCTGTGCTTGAGAGTAGAAAGGCGCTAAGTTAGTTATTTCGAAGCTGACGGGCTGCCCTGGAACTCTTAATTTTCCGTATAACACAGGTACTGGGTCTCCTTCTATTACATTTTTTTCACTGCCATTAAATAAATAGCTAGTTTGTTGGTCTGCGTCAGTTGCAGGGTCTGGTGCCATCATTTCGGCAAGTCCTGACATTGCTAGGCTCATTGTTACTCCTAAAACTAGAGCTCCGGTCATTGAGAGCCCTCCTCCTGCTGCTACTGCCCAGCCAGCAGTTGCTGAAGTAGTCCCAACAGCCCCTAACCCAGCAAAACCTCCAGTTGCCGCAATTAGAACTACAATCAGTACTGCGGCTAAAAGTTTACCTCCCCCTTTTGCACCTGCAGGTACAGGAGTAATAGTCACATCTCCTTCGTGTAGAGGAAGAAAAAGTTCTTCATCATATTCTATCTCTTCACCTGCAACATCTATATGAAATGAGACTCCTTTTTCATGAGCATCAAGTAAATAGCCTCGAAAGTCATCATTATTTACTTCTATAAGTTTTATAGCATCAGCAATAGTAGGTGCGTTAAAAGACATGTGAGTGCCAAATTTACTTCCTAAATCGCCTTCTAAGTATATATTACGCTGCATGTCTGTAAGCTCCTCTTAAGTATTTGTGCCACAAAGGGTATAAGTTTTCTCTACACGAGAGTCTATTGTCTGCATGATGATAAAATATATCATTTCCAATATAAACTCCACAATGGTTGTTTTTATCCGACAATACTGAGAAAACTAAAACATCGTTTTCTTGTATATCATTTAAGCTGACGGGATAATGGTTCCAGTATTCAATAGTTTCGTCCGAAAAATAATCATATCCTTTATCAAGCCAGTCATCTTTAAATAAGGCACGAGTAGGTATCTCTGTACCTTGCTGCATTAAATAATCTCTCATTGCTTCAAAACAATCAGTAACACCAAATTCGTACTCTCTGCCATATAGATCCATAGTAGAAACTTCAGGGTGTATTATATTTAAATCCATTTCTGGGTAGCTAAAAATGTAATAATCTTTTCCTAAAGTATTACAGTTATTAATATCCATTTCGCTCGCTTCGCTAGTGCCATCTGGATGACTATGCACTATTCCTATAATATCACTTGTTCTTAGAGCTTTTAAATACTGCTGAACATCAATTATAAAATGCTCGTCGCCTTCTGCTATATTGTTACAAGGTATCCACCTTTTCTTTCCCTTTTTAACTGTTATAATACCACAGCCTTCGCGTGGATATTCCTTTTCAAAATGTTCTCGTATATCTTCTAAAAATTTCACTATCTAAACTTTCTACTTCCTGGGAAGCCTCCAAAAGGTAAAATTGCCTGTGTATTTGCTTTGTCTGATGCTATAAAGTTTCTTCCTGAAGCATTATTTATGCCCTTTGCTTGGTATCGTTGCTTACAAGAAGCTAGTAACTTACCACAAAGATCTGCGCGTACCCAATGTCGAGAGTCTAAAGCGGGCTCAAAGTTACTATTTTTAGTATGTGCAATTACACATTTCCAAACAGTATTTGCATGGTACACATAAGAGTTTTTTCTTTGGTCAATATCTATAGTATAATTTGCACTTCCTGAGTCACTTGACCACTCTGTATATACTATAACTACTTTCCACAGCGCTGTACTTGTTAAAGCAGCTGTATTGCTATCGTCGCGTGACTGATAATATAAATCTCCAGTTTTAACAAAATCATCTAAATCATGAGAAGTTTGTTTACTAGTATGGTACACTCCTGTACCAAGCCCTTCTACCGCACTTTTAAGAAACATAGGCTCGTCATTTTGTGACACAAACACACTTACTCTTGAACTGCCGTTTAGCTTTTGATTCTCTTTTTTCCAGTTACATGCGCCTACTCTGTCTGCTTCAGCAACATCTGGACGGGCACCTTGATATACCCAGGGACAGTATTTTCCTATTACAACTCTATTTGGGACTCTTATTCCTCCTAAGTCAAAAGGAGAGGCAAGCTCTAAAGTTACAAAAGTATTAGTCTTTTCACTAATTCGATCAATAATATATTCGTCTTTTTCAAACTCTATTATAGGACTACTGCTTAAATACTTTTCTAAGGTTTTTCTTTTTACGATAGTTGCTCCGACTAAATGGTCTAATTTAAAATCGGTTGCTACCAGAGGCTCACTATTTACTGTGGCTCCCCAAGTACCGTCTTCCATTTGAGTTTTGAACTTAGACCCGGACTTTAAAATTGACTCTACATTTGCTATTGTAAGAGTAGGTCGGCTCATTGCTCCATCCGCTTTTAATTCCATCCCCTCCATCATAATTGGTAAAGCTACATAGGTATTGCCGTCAAAAGTAACATCATCTAAGTTTTCTTTTTTCCCATCATGAAAGTACAGGGTATTATTACTACCTGCTCCTATGGTAAGCTCAAAAAATTCTAAAAGACCGCTATCTATTTCTTGTTTTAGCTGGTCGGTTGCTAATTCGTTACTCATGGTTCATAAACTCTTCTGAAGTTAGTGTCTATAGAATAAAAGTTTTTACTTCCGTATACCACATTCCATGCTTCGCATACAACTTTTATAGTTCTTTCATTCTGATTAGTAAAAGTTAAAGTAGTATTATTATCAATACTTTGTGCAGTGCTTAAGGTTATCGTAGTTCCTGATATTGCTGTAACTGTAACTGTGCCGCTTATCTGACTTCCTCCTACATGAGTAACTACTGAATCCAGACTTATATCTAGATTAGCCGCACTCAAAGTAATAGTAGTAGAACTAGAAGTATTTCCTCCGGTGGTAGCCCCTGTAGTTACTGAGGTAGAATTAGTATCTGGTATAGTGAAGTTAAAAGCAGTTACTCCATTTTTTGACTCAAAAAACGCAACAATATCATCAACTTCGGTCTTAGATCGATTAGCAAAACTTATACTATAATCTCTACCTACGTTGTTGATACCTATTGAGGCTCTTTGCTCATACCCGTCTCCAAATGTAGCAGTACGAACATTAGCCGTACTACTTCCAGAAAGAGTTCTATCGGGTACAACCTGTGTAGATACATTTGTTGCTGTAAATCCTATAGCCATTATGATACTCCGTACGGATTAAGTATACCGCCTGATCGTTTCTGGAACTGGAGTTCTTGCTGTACTGCAGCAGCTATCATACTGCCTAACTTACCTGCTTGTGCTCCATCTTGCTGTGAATTCTGAGAAACATTTCCAGAAGAATCCATAGCAACATTTACTGTTACATTATTGTTTTGCCCTCCTGCACCGTTTAAAGTTACAGGAATACTGCGATTGTCAGGAAGTGGGACTACTGCTTCGTTTCCATGAAGAGTTGCTGCATACCCCGACTGGGCTCCTCTTGCCATTCCGCCTCTTGAGAAGTTATTTTTCTTTAATCCATAACCTCCACCTGCGTAAGACGGACCAAATATTCCTCCCTTTTTTGCGTATCCTGCGTATTGTTCCCCCCTACCCATAGGGACCCCGTCTGGTGTAGTAGTTCCTCCTGATTTACCAAATAAACTGGGCATCGCAGTTTGCAACATTTTAAGCACCAGCATTTGAACTATCATTTGAGCTATAGAAGCAAGTATAGATCTAGCCATATCTCCGAAGGCTTGTTTAGCATTCTTACTTCCATCAATTATAGACATAAATGCTGTTTCCATTCCTCCTTGTATACTTAAAGCAAGCTCAGACCTTTGACTCTCTAGCGTTGTCAATTCGTTTATTTTTGCCGCTTGTTCTTTAAGGTTATTTAAGTTTGCTTCGTTAAAAACATAGTCAGGGTTTGCTAATCTAGCATCTCTCATTAGCTCATTAAGTATTTTTGCTTCTCCTAAAAAGCCTGCCCCTTTAGCATCATATTCTAGTCCTTCTATTTTTGCTTTGTTTGTATCGTGGATAGCCTTATTTACATCGTTGTGTATGTTAAGATTGTTTGTAGCGTTCTCTAATGCTATTCTTTCTGCATGGGCGCTTTCGTCTCTCAGTCGTAACTGAGTCTCAACATTTGCTATTTGCTCCTTATCTAGCGCCCTACCCCCGTTTGCTAATCTCTCATCTGCTAGCATTTGTTCTCGTACAAGGGCTTCGCCTGGGGCTTTTAGATTAAAATTTGCTTGAGCCTCAGTTTGAGCATTGGTTAGTAATTGTCCTTGTATATCTCTTATATTACTCCTAGACTCTAAACTACCGCCTGAAGTTCCTTCAGAATATGAAAGCTGTCTTTGCAAACTTGATCGTTTGTCCAAGAGTTCTATTCTCTTTTGAGCTATTTTAAGTAGACTAAGCTCTATCTCTAGCTCACGTTCCTTGTCGTCTAGTAAACGTTCACCTTCGTCTCTTGTAGCTTCTGCAATCTCGAATCTCTCTCTTGCCACTTTAACTGCGGCTTTTTTTGCTTTCACGTCTGCCTCATTACTTGTAGCTAAGAACGCCTCTGCTGCTTTTAGGTCATCAAATGCTTTTTCAGCAGGTTTTTGAAGTTTGTTACGCTCTTCTTCTAAATTATAAATTTTACTTGCTATAGTTAACCCTTTTGCTCTTGTTTGTATAAAAGCTGCATCTTGACTTCTACGCATTGCATCAGAAGCTTTTTGTCTTTTATCTTCTGCTATTAGAATATCAAGTATTTCTTGTGCTTTCGTTTTCCTCTCTGTTATAGCATCTGTTTGCTTCCCATCAAGGTCGATTCCTTTTTGTTTAAGCTTTATCTGTCCGTCAACATTTTTACCTATGGCGTCTTCTTCTTCTTTTAATTGTACGCTCAAAGCGAGGCTTTCTCTCTTTATTTCGGCGATACGTTTAAAGCCTGCTCTAGTTTGGCTTTCACCGCGACCCAAATCTTGTATACCTGCCAACTCTGTATCAAGGTTGGCAATTTGGGTTTTTATATTAGCTATTGTATCTCTGGCGGTTTTCTTAAGTTTTAATTCATTTGTCGCCGTAACGTCCGTGCTTACATCTGTAAGCGCTTTATCATAGGACGCTATTTCATTTGTAAAATCCTTTATTGCTTGCTCTATAGGAGTATTGCTTACTCCTTTTGCCCCAAAAGCCTCTAAACTCTTAACTGCTTTATCCGTTTGCTGTGGTAAGTTTCCTAAATTTTGTCCTGTCTCTATAATATCACTAGCAAATTTTCTCATGTTTGTAGCAACACCTTCAGGTATTATACCATCTTTATAGTCTCCTTTAAGGGCTGCAAACCTAGAATCTAAGTCTATCGCTTTTTGAATAGTCGTCTCTATCTGCTTCTGCGCAGCTAAAAATGATTCGCTACCCTGATCCTCAGCTATAGCTTGCGAATTTATATTATTTATAAGGTTCTTCATGTCTATACCCTGCATGCTTTGACCTTTATTCTGTAGACTGGCACCCGTGCCCAACATATCTCTTCTTACATTTGCATTTCTTTCAAGTTCTTCGTTTAACTGTTTGTATACGGCGGTAAGCTTTTTTGCTTGCTCTTCCTCTTCTTTTTGTTTTTCCGTAAGCGGATTCATAACAGATATAAGTTTCTTTATAAGCTCAAAAGCTAAACTAAGCATACCAAATATAGCAACAGCTGCAAAAGCAGCATTTAATCCTTTTGCCATCAAACGCCCAATCCCTACGACTCTAGTACCAAATGACTGGTACCCATCTCCCATCTTTTTGTTAAGTTTTGCAGATTCAGCAGCTGTAAGTTTCTTTTGCGCCTGTAGTTCTTTTTCACTCATTTTAGCGTTTGCTATTTTTTGTTGATAAGTTGCCTCAGCTTGATTAAGCTCCTCTGCGCTATACTGACGTAATTGTCCTCTTCGTATCTCTCCATATTCTACCATTTGAGCTTTGGCATCATCTAACATTTTTCTAGAAGCCTGTTGTCCTCTGCCCCCCATTCCACTTTCTGCACCAGTTAAAAACCCTAAGCCTGCTCCTACTTTTGAACCACGATCAGAAGCTGTAGCTGCTGCTTGTTGCTGCTGACTAGCAAGAAGCTCTTTGTTAGACACCATAGATTTTTTTATTGCTGCTTGTTCTTCTTTAAGTTCTCTTTTTCGTTTTGTATGGGCGATACTTTGTGCCCTCTGCAATTTTTTAGTTCTATCTAAAAAAGCATCCATATTAGGTAAAATAGATTTAACAATAGGTATAGCCACTAAACCAAGAACAGCTACTAGTGCCAGAGTATTTTCACTCAAAAACTTAAGTGCAGGATTTAAACCTTGTATTAATCCTCTTTTTAATGTATTTATTAGTTCATCAAAAGATTTTGTAAACTGTGCTAAAGCAGCAGCATCTTTACTCATCATTGCTTCTATTGCTGCAAACTTTACCTCTCCTTGCTCAAGCACTTCATTTGTAACTGCCTGAGTTCTTTGAAAAGCATTAAGCTCTGTTCTGGCCACTCCTATAGAACGTGCGTATTTTTCAGTAGCAGGCTCTAAGCGTAAAATAATACCCAATTCATCTAGTAGTTCTGGCTCTGCTTTTGTCACACCTCGAATAAGTCGATTAAAAGAGTCAGTAAGGTCTCTTCCTAAGGCGAAGGAGGCGTTTTTAGCTACAGTACCTAGTTTAGTAAGCTGCCCTGTTGTTAGTCCTGCTGCTGAACCTATTGCCGCAGCTTTTGCTGCATCAGCATATTTGAGCTGTGCATCAGTAGCTGCAATAATACTTTGCGTTATAGTTTTATATGTTCTACCTGTTACAGATCCCATAGCTTCCTGGCCTGCTATTAGATTGTTAAGATTTGCTGCGGAGGATAAGAACTGAAAGGCTGCGGATACGGCGAATACTTGAGCAGCTAGAGTTGCATAAGCACCTACAAGACCCCCCATTCCTTGTTGCATTTTGGAAAATTCTTTAGTTTGGTTTCCCGACATTTTTGCCGTTCCACGCATATTTCTATCTAAGTCTTTCGTAGATTTGGATAGTTTATCAGTATTCTTCGTGCCTTTTTCGGAGGCAGCAGCAGATTTATCAAGTTCTACCCCCAGCTTTTTAGCATCTACAGCTACTCGCTTAGTTGTGCCCTTGTCGTCGATTACAATATCGATAAATACTTGATTTTTTGCCATTAGCCCTGTACATTATGGGTATATGATTTACCGCCTTGCTGAGACCTGCGCTCTGCTTGTTTTCTTTTTTCCTCTTGTTTTTCCATTCTGTATTTTACTAGTAAATTTTCGTATAGTTTCATAAAATACATTGTAGTTCTTGGGTCTTCTACTTCATATAATGCAAATAGTTGAGGACACTGTGACCACTCCTTTCCTAAGTAAGATGCCGAGGCTCCATCCCAGCTATCTGATAAAAGTGAGAACATAAAAAATGCCACTTGGACTTCCTCCGGAAATTCAGAAGAGTCGAGCGGCATTCTAGCGGGATCCGGTTCTTCACCCAATTGCTCACATATTCTTAGGTATTTCTCTAAGTCTATGCTACCTTGTTCTTGTATATACCTTTCAAGTAGCTTTTGTATCTCTACTACTTGTTTTTGGTAAAATTTTCGAGGTCACCTACCATTTCAGTTACCCAAGTATCAAAGTCCGTTGCATTCTTCATCAACAGCTCGCAATTATCTGGAGTAAAGGGTAAAGTGTCTTCGGGATCAAGGTCACTGACATCCACTAATAGAAGCTCTTCTAGATATGAATATTTTAGGCCTTTCCATCCTTTTATAACTGCTTTACAATATTCTACAATGAACTTATCATCATCCATTTCTTCAACTGGCTGATGACTCTTCTTATCCCATTTAGTACTAAGACACCTTTTCCGCAATTTTACAAGTTCTTCACGGGCTAAGTAGCATAAATCTACTGTCATTCCCTCAAATCGTGGGAAGTCCATGGTAACTGTCTTGCTCGGAGTCATAAGACTCTTTAATGAAACTTGTGGTTTAATATCTGTTGTTTTTGGCTCTGTCATGGGTTAGAATGTCCTGTGTAAAAGTTAAATTATACGGTATAAGACAATAAATGTCAAGAAGTATTTTTAAGTTGGTGAAAGAAATAAGGGGCCGAAGCCCCTTATCAGTTTAGTACGTAGAGGGTGGCCTGTAAACAACACTGGTTATCTCATCCGCGGTACCGAAGTCCGTGGGGAGTGCAGTGAAGTTAGTTTCAAGCGATATCACATCTTCGATAGAGTGTGAAGGCACCTCAATATGTGCTGTAGGGAAAGTAATAGAAAGTGCAGGGTCAGTAGTATTTGCTGCCGCCGCCGTTCCACCAATATCCATAATTACTTTAAACTTGTTCACAACCTTAGCCATAGCTCCGGTTCCTACCAAGTCATTAAAGAACTGTCGAGAAGTACCATTACTGCTATCAGTATCTTCAAGTGTTAAGTAACAAGTTGCATTACCCGTAGCAGTTCGTGTTCCTGTTACGTGTTCAAGCGGCTTGTTAATTGCACCAAGTTCTTCTGGAACAAGATAAGTAATGTTATTACCGATGTTAAAGCTACCACCAGTCAGTGTCAAACTATACTTACCGTTTGCTACTGTACCTGTGTTGGCATTATAACTACCTGTTCCGATTGCTACTAGACCTGTTGCATTGCCTAAGTTTTCAGCTTGTGCTTTAGTACCAAAAAGAGCAAACTCAGTAGTAGCATTAGTAGTACCTGCATAAGTACTTGTCTCATCTCCTACACGAACAAAGTGATGTGTTCCGTTCAAGTCTGTATTTCCAGTACACCCAGTAATATGAACTTGGTCACCTGTACTTAAGTTATGAGCTGTACTTGTTGTAAGAACCTCATTAGTAACATCTATAGCTGAAATAGTAGCAAACTGCCCAGGGAATGTACCCTGTACTTTGTCCGCTGCATCCGCAGTTTCAATAGTTACACCAGTCAATCGGTTTCGAATAAAGTTCTTAGTACTAGTAATAGCTTCATCAATAGCTTGTGTTACAGTTGCTTGAGTAGAGCTAACACCAGTAGCTATATGAACAGCTCTTGAGTTTCCAGTATCAATGACGATATCACCTATTACGAGGTTTCCTCCACCAACTCGGCCACCAGAAACAGTAGCGTCATGACGAGCAGATACAGACAATTTCTCAGAATTATCTTGAATCTCTTTCGCAAATCCTGACCAGTTAAGAGTAGCAATACCATCAACATCAAAATCTACAGACACTTCATTTACAATAGCTTCTGGCATTCTATAAAGCAAAGGATTAGAAGTTGCTGTATCAATTAAGAAGAACAAAGTAAATGCGTGCAAAGCTGATCTATTAGATTCAGCTATACCAATAGTGCTTGTGGTAGTAGAAGGAGTAATTACAGCTCCTGATACAGCTTGTGTAGCTCTTGTAAAAGTGCTGTTCGATGCAGTATACGTATCTGAACCAAACATAGAAGCCCATAAAACCTCTTCTACTGCGTGTACATCTACTCCTGAACCAACTTCTGCGCCTTTAGTACCATCAGCTGCTGTTCCTAGTGCTGTTTGTCCAACTGATGCGAAAGGACGTGCATAAGTGCTGAACGACCATTCTGCAGGTGCAAGAGAGTCAGTAAACATACGACGGCCTCGTCTACTAATACCTGCACTACTTTCCATTTCTGCCAGAGCAATCTCTGATGTGTTTGTTGTTTGCGAAAAGCTGTATCCGTCCAATACAGGAATCTCCCACAAAGCCCCTTTTCCTAAATCACCCGGATCTTCGGTATTTTCAGTCGTATTTCTAAACTGAATAAACATCCGAGTATCACGGCTGAAATATAATTGTTGTGCCATAGTTTATCTCCCTATGATCTTGAAAAGACTGAATCGTGAACGTTTGTTCGTGTCAGTATCTTCTTAGTAACGAACCTCTATTAGAATTTCTCCAACTCCTAGAGGGTCTAGTACACCTTCATCAGTATCAATACTGAGAATAGTAATTTGATGTGTATGCTGCTCCAACCCATTTCTATCATAGTAAAGCAACTGACTATTTTCTTCCAGAACAGTTTCTGCATCTTCCAATAATTCGTCTAATGCAGCTACTGAGTCTTCTTGGTTTACATAGCAACGTACTGTTACATTTAGAAACCTATCCTTATACCCTGCTGTCTGATACTGTCGTGTTTCTGATCCTGCGTTCAAATGAATAGCAGGAAACTCTTCCACTTCATCCCAGAATTTCAATCTAGGGCTAGTTTCCGCTATAGACTGGTAGTATAACCCTCTACCATCTATTTTTGCAAACATATCTGCCAGGGCTTGCGTTATCCCCGCTCTACGAGACGTATATGCTCTTTCATTTGCCACTACAGTCTCCTAGTATAAAACCGTCCTATAGCCAACTCTGCCGCTACTTCACGAATCGACTTGTCAATTAATCTTCTTGGGTCTCTCTGGGAGTTAGCCCAAGGAGTCTGCCCTTCTCCAACTTCAAACACCTGATAAGGATCTTTAGCATAAGTGTACCCAAAACTTGGGTGGCCTTGCTTTGTCATATTTACGTCTTGTATTTTAACGCTACTTGCAAACCTTCCAGTAGTATTTTCTAGACGCGGCGGTGTCATATTTTTTCTTACAGTTTGAGGCAACTTTTTGTTTATCATTGCCATATAAGAGAAAGGACTTACTGTTGCGCCGGTTCTAGAGGCCTTCCTTGTAGCAACAGACCTCCTATCAATTCCGGTATCCCTAACAAGGGGTACTTTTTCTTTTCTAGTAGTCTTTTTATTAGAAGTGCCTGTAGTATGTTCATTTATCTTTTTCTTTCTTTTTCCTGTTACTTTTAGGCCCCTGCGCTTTTTTGTTGGGGAAACAGCAGCAAGGGTAACTTGAGCTATTGCACTGACTAAAGGAGTGGAGCCCTCCATATCAGCTATTCCTTGTAGCTGTTGATTTAATACTCGTACAGCTGTCTCTTCTGCTTCCTTTGCTTCCTGATTAGAAATAGATTTTTGCCAAGTAAGAACAGGGATATAGCCCTTTTTTAAATTACCTTTACTATCAATTACTTGAGTATGGTCTATTCTCAATTTCATTGTGTTTTTGTACTTGATAATTGCTTCATCTATTTTAGCAGTATCCTCAATACTACTTCTGGCTACAAGGTTTTCTGCTTTTAAAGCATTAACAGCTGAGCTGGCTAAGCCTCTCCCTTCTTCTTCATGGCCTAACTGCGCTCCGAACTTAGACCCTTGCCCCCCTAATAACTTAAAGGTTTCTGAGTCTTTATTTGTCTCATAATCTAATTTTAGTACTTCCGCTACTATTTGCCCTAATTTACCTTTACCCCTTTTATTTCTTTTTATAGTATTGTAAGAGCCAATTATAAAAGATTTTTCGGTAGCTTTCAGTTTTATAGTTTTTTGAGCCTTTATTAATTCATTTTTACGAGCTACATCTTTTACATTGTTAATCTGGGTATTAAGGTAAGCACTCCAACCTTTCCAAATTTTATCAATATCTCGTTTTTTAATATCTTTAGCAAATATTTCTTTTAGTATCTCACCAAAGCGTTTATGGTCTATAACTAGAATCTGTCCTTTCTGCCTAACAAGTTTTCGTCGAGCTAACTCGGATTCTCGGGATGTCATCCCTGCAAGCACTCTTTTTGCTAAACCAGCAACAGCCATTAAAAGTTCTTATACAAGTCTAAGACTCGCTTAATGTGGTCAGGAAAGCCAACATTATCTCTTTGTGTAGAACTACCTTGATTCTGTAAACTAGCACCAGCTATTGATTGTCTAAGCTTGTGCTCGTCTTTCAAGTAGTATGTAATTAAGTCAAGTACCGCCAACTTAAGGTCTCCAGGAATTGCCGTATAGCCAGCAGTATATACTACTTTTACGGACTCTACACCAGTTGCCCAGTTTTTATACCCAGAATCAGTTGTTCTGAATATACTATCCGTAGTGCTATTAAGTATGAATTCTTGTGCGCCTGTAGTAAGAGTTACGTAGGAAGAACTGTACGAGCTTCTTTCTTGTACACTTACTATTGCGTTTACGGGACTCTCGGTTAGTTGTACTATGTAAGTTCCCCAGTCAATAGTGAACGTCTCCGTTTTATTGCTGGAATAAAAGTCTACGAAACTGTTTCCACAATAAGTTTTTACTAATTGACTTACAGAAGGTATTAAAGCGTTCAGGCGAGCGTCATCCTTCGGTTGAGTGATGCCCTCCGCCGTTTTATACTCTTGTAATGTTATTAAATCAGCCATAAGTTAATTAGTAAAAACTGGGGTGGCGAACCACCCCCAGTCTCCGGTATCAATCTTACTGATACTCGATTCGTACTGCAGGCTCGTTGTTTGTTACGCCAGCAACCAACTCGTTAAATCCGAGTGATTGAGCGGCAACGATAGCCGTGCGTTGACCAGCTACTTCGTAGTCAGTCTCGATGCTAACACCCTTCAATCGGGGCATAACATAGTTACGTACGTTTACAGCACAAGCTGCTGTACCAGTGAAGGCGCCGCCTTCTTTAGTACCTTGTGCTAATGCGTCAGTAGCAATTACAGGTGAACCGTAGATGCTTCCAACTTGTCCAACCAGCTTCATTGCTGTATCTGAACCAACTTCTGAAACATCAGAGAAGGCTGCATCAGCAATCAGGTTGTAGTACTGGTCAATTCCAACGATGTATGCAACATCAGTAGGATTCATGCCGTACTTGCCCATTTCAGAGCGGATTGACAACAGGTTAGCACCTGTGATCGCATCAGAAGTACCAGATGCATCAGGGTCAGTTACAAGAGCTGTATCAGCAGCAAGGAATGAACCTGCGCCGTCAGTACCTGCTCCACCTACGAGACCTGCAAAGGAACCGTTTCCGATCATAATAGCGGAATCAATTGCTTTAGCGTGTGCTCGTGCGATGGCTGAAGTGATGATAGGAAGCATACTAATAACTACCTGCTCATCCGTGTCATTCGCAATAAAGGTACCAGAAACCAGTCTGTAAGCCTGGAGCAATACTCGGTTAACATTGTAGTTGTTATCCGATGCACCTGACTCTTCGAGAAGGTTATTGGCAGTTTCAAGGCCTGTACCGTTCCAGTTAGCAAGCTCGGTATCAGGAGCGATAGGCATTACAGTTGCGCCTGATGCTACCTGAATTTCTCGGAAGAGAGGAGCAACCTTCTGCTCAAGTCGTACTTCTTCTTCGAATGCTTGTGAAACGTTTACGTCGATACCAGCTGCGCTAGTAGCGTCATAAGTTACGCCAGCTTTTTGCAAGATGTCCTGGGCATACTGTGTATTCCAGCCTTTCTTAGTAACTTTACCAAGAATATGAGCGCCGAGTAAATCTTTGCCCCACTTAGTCATGTCACTTCCGCCACGGTTTTCAAAAACTCGCTTGGAATCACGCATCTTAGCGATTTCGTCAGACTTCTCTTTGAGGTCAGACTCGTGTTGCTTCATAATTTCATCGATCTGCGCGTCCTTTTCAGACATTTTAGATTCGACGTCAGCCATGAGGCGTTCTGCACCTGACTCAATGCCAGTTACGATTGCTGATTGAACTTGCTTGTCTTGCTCTGCTTTAGCTTCTGCTTCTACAGCGGCTTTCTCAGCAACTTCTCTCTGTACAGCCTCTTCGGCTGCTTTTTGCTCGGCTTGCTTCATTGCAATTTTAGCAGCAGTTTCCTCAGCTACTTTTTTAGCAAAAGCTTCCAAGTCAACGGGTTGATTTGTCTCTTCAGACATTTGTATCTCCTTTTGGACTTGCGTCCCGTCACTAATAGTGAAAGTTTTTTTGAAATCCTCGTACTCAGCCATCGAGTCAAAAGATTTCGCTAGTGAAAAAGTAGCTGATTGATTACATGGTACTGATACTACCGATACCTCAAACAACTCAGCGTCCTTTATTCTTAATCCGTCGGTTTCCTCTAAATAATCAGCGTCCTTGACTCGAAAACCAACAGAAAAGGCCCCAAGAACACCGTCTTTAACTAACTCTGCTACATCTTTAGCAGCTTTACTGATTTTAGCAGTAAGTTCCAACCCTTCACCAGAAGCCTTTAAACCTGTAGCTCTGCCTATTGGTCGGTTATAATCGTGATTGAAAAGAATAATTGGATTCTTCTCAAAATTATTCAATCCACCTTTAGTCCATGCGTCTGCCGAAATAGAATCGCCCGCGCGATCAAAATCAGCAGTACTTGCCATACCTCGAATCATGATGCTGCCTTCATCATCAGTATGAGACTTAAAAGTAGAGGTGAGATTAAATATCTTTTCCATCTACCACCTCGCTTTCCGCTGTTTCAGCGGGCTTTGCCTTTAATGCTTCTAAGGGATCAACCTCAGGCTTAGGCTTTTTACCAGTTATCCCACGCATTACTTCGGGACAAAAAGATTTCGTATATTGTACCATGATAGACCAGGATCCAAATATTTTCCTAATAATGGACAGCTTGTACATTGAAGGTCTTTTAACATCAACAGCAAACTCTTTTGGGTCAGGAATGTATCCATTCTCTGCAAAATACATTGCCATCTTTACTGCCATCTCTTTCTTTTGCTTTGACGATCCCGCCATTTATTCTTCCTCTTCTTCGACTGGGCGTCCGCCCACGTCAGGGTTTACAGCACTTCCTGCTATGTTTGCTGGTATTCGTACCTCTTCTCCGCCCTCTATAGCTTCAAAGCCAAGTTGCTCTCTCGCTTCATTTGTGGAGATGATTCCACCATTTACTAATGAAGTGTAATAAGCTGACTGGTCTCTTAATTCAGGTTGCAGAGCTGGTATATCTGTTATATCTTCTTTTATTGTGAAGCCAAAAAATCTCTCGAGCCCAAAGTTTAATTTTCGTACTATAGGTAGTATAGTCTCCAAATAGTAGAGTCGTAAATTCGGGCGAATGTTAGCGTTGTTACCAGAGTCCAAAAGTATTGGAGGGACTCCGAGCGCCTTCAAAATTATCTTTTCATTTTCTGCTATAGAGTTTTGAAAGTCTAAATCTTTAAAATTTGTGTTTGAAAGAGAATCTATGTCTATTCCACCATCAAGAATCAAAGGTCTTCTGCCTCCTGCATCCGGCTTGTATCGTGCACCCCAAGACTGAATCATACGTTCTTTGATTTTCTCGGATAAGGTATTCGGGCTTTTAAGTACTAAGCCTGGGACGGCTCCGTTTTTAAAGAAGTTATCTTGGAATTTACGCATAGAAGCCATAAGCTGCATAGTTCGTAGGGCTGGGCTTAGTCTTGGTACTCCTCTGTAAATTGAGTAAAAGGAGTTTTCTTTTATATGAATTATCTCCTTAGGTGAATAGTCTACTGTTTGAGAAAAAGTATACTTCTCAACAAAAGTGTCTCTGCTTCCGTGTATAGCTACTTTGCTAGAAGGAAGGTGATACAGATGCGCTCCATCGTAGTATATGAATATGTTTCCGTCAAGTATAAAGTCTGTTATGAGATTACGCTTAAAGGTATTAACGTCTTGAAAAAGGTTAGGTTCGTAATTTAAGAGGCTGTCTACTTTCGTTCTCTTTATGCCTTTGATAACCCCGTTTAGTCTTGCGGAACCAGTAATAATACTAGGAATTTCAGCTGCGTCATCTACAATCATATTCACAGCACGGTTAACAATTTCTAACTCTTCGTACTGCCGCTCGTAGCTGACAGTAGGTTCTCTTGACATTTCTGTAGAGATACCTAAGTATTCCTGGGCAGGATTTAGTTTTTCTTCTACAGCTTTCCCGCCAAAAATATTATTATACCATGCCATTATGTTTTTCTCTTTGAATCTCGACCCACCGCATTTGTTTATTTGCCGTTCCTAGTCCGGGGTCTCTTCCATATACTTTGTGCAACTGCATGTGATGTTTATGACACAGTGTTGCAGTATGCTCGTAAAGTTCTGCTTCATGCTGTTCTATGAAGTCTTCTCTTATTGCCAGAATGTACTCTGGGTTAAGTTTGTTTTCGCGTATCCACTTATGCACTAAAGGTGCAAGACTATAGAAATGGTGAAAATCCAATCGTTCTGTAGCGTCACAAATCTCACAAGCCGAACCCTTCTGGTATTTATTCTTTGCCTTATCTCGAATATATTTTACTATATCTCGTTTTAATTTAGCCATCGGGTTTTTTTGGATTTCTATTTTCGATTAGAAGAATTATATCTACTTTGAGGTACTATGTCAATAACTATTTTTGACCAGGTATCCTAAAAACTTGTTGCCGAAGTCTCAAATGAATAGAGTCCGTATCTTAACGCGTCCGCCATGTGCGATGCGTAATTGTGTTTCGGTTTCTCTCTTGCAAGGTTAGGGTTGGCATCCCACTGGTATTGATCTAACGCAGAGAGCGTTTCTTTACATGCCTGTTCTACAAACAAAGTATTATTATCTACGATTCCAGCAACCTGTGCTATACCGTCTAGTACGGACTTCTTTGCGTTAATAGTTGAAATATCGTAGTTCTGAGCAAAGTCGAATCGTGTCTGCTGTGCCGCGGAATCAATATAAATGTAGTCTATATCCCACTTCTTAATTAGAACCTGTATCTCTTGGGCGTGCTTCTCTGTTGTCTGCTCTGCGTCTAAGTATTCGTCAAGTAAGTAGTATTTCTGCTCGTCCCAGTCGTAACCGATTACACAGAACGCAGTCGGATCTCTGTAACCTACATCCAACCCCGCAAATACATCCATCTTTGACGTATCCAATTCACTCCCGTTGAAGATACATTCTTCGTGATTGAAGTTCCATATTTGACCTTCATAGGTGTTAAAGTCTGCTTCGTACTCTTGCTTAAACTCGGATTCAGACATCGATTTTCTAGCTTCCTGAATATCGCTTTCAGACATCCGAGGATTGTCTCTATAAGTCGCTCTAATAGATGCCCATTCTTGGAAGTCGTCTTGGAAGCCTCTGAAGAAGAATTCAGAGAACCAGTTGTTTTTGCCTCGTGGCGTAGATATAAATATTGCTTTGGAATTTTCTTTATCCAGTGTAGGACGTAGGGCTACGTTAAAGGCATCCTTTCCATCCGCTAGGGCTGCTTCATCAAATATAATGAGATCGTAGGAGCGACCAACACAGGAGTCAACCTGATTAACCGAACCCATACGAATAGTAGAGCCGTTGGACATTTCAATCACTTTGTCTTTTGCGTTATCTTTTGTAACTTCAAGGTCAAAGTGTTTAATCAGTGTTCGTTGTAAATCAAAAGAAATCTGAGACAAGGCATAGTTCGGGGACATGATCAGTATGTTTGAATTGGGAACTAGTGAGACTAGCTGCCCGATAATATTTGCAATATAGGTTTTACCCTGTCTCCTAGAGACGGCCGCACATACAAAACGGTACTTAGGATTATTTATTGCATTTATTATAGCCTTCTGTGAGGCAAGAGGTTCTACGCCGAGCATCTCCAAGTATGGATTTACTGGTAATTTGAGAAACCTTGTCTCAGATTGTAAATCGTGTATCGTATCCGATACAATATCCTTTCTGCTTATTTCTATTGCCATGAATTACCTAATGGTCAGTTTTACCTTTACTAGTTCCTGCATACAATCCAAACCATGCAGCCCCTGCTCCTACTATTACTGATATAAGTCCTGACTGCTCCATAGTAGGGTCTGGTAAGTCCATAAACCACATTGTTGCATAGTACAGTAAGAAAATATAAACACTTAAGAAAGCGCGAGGAAAGATTCTCCAGCTATCTACGGCCTGAGCCAAGAAGATTAATTTCTGCCAAGGATTTCTAGTGTCTTGGTCTTCTAGCTCGCGTATACGCTCTTTTAAAGTGTTTGCTTCTTGAAGTAGCTCCATAAACTTACTTAAGTCTAGTTCAACTTCGTTCCGGGACATATCCCCAGAAAACTTGTTCATATCACTCATGTATCCTCCTCTAAGTGTGTTCCATTTTTCTTGTGCTTATTCCACGCTAAGAAGCCTACAGCGGCTAATGCCCAGTAAGCAAGATAGTTTAAAAACTTAAAACCATTAACTTCAATACAAATGTCTCTGAAAAGTTTGTCCATGTATGCCTGACTCTTCGGACCAACATTCTTATAGTCTGTAGTCATGAGAGTACCATACTTATACCCGTAGTCATGAATCAACCCACCCATTAAAAGAACTCCGGTGGGAGACAACCACATAGCTAGAAACTTAGGTACCGATGCACCATCAAACTGAAAGCCTGCTGGTATCATGTACGTTCCGCCCTCTAGCTTATAGTAAAAGTTATCGCAGATTTCCCACCTACGAGTACTAAGTAACCACATTGCGATTCCTTTCCAGAAACCTTTATTCTTGGTTTCAATAGTAATCGGCTTCATGTGAGGCATCTCTTTAAACTCAAAACCGACCCTATACTCTCCTTGGCCATCAAACTTACTAAACACATACCCTACTAAAACAAGTATTGCAAAGACAGTCCACTGCCAGAAAGTTAAGAGTATATCAACCATTTACTTTTTCCTTCTTCTACGAGCCTTCGTTCTTACATACGTTGGTTTGCCTTTGACTCCCTGTGGCTTTGCACGTTTTCGTCTTACAGCTGAACGTATTTGACTTTTGCTCATTCTTGCAGCTTTAGCTGCTGGTACACACTTTGGATAGCCTTTCCGGCTTTTCTTTGCTTTCTTACGGCCGCAGGACTTAAACCCTCCACCTTTCTTTGGTCTTGAGATGTCTACCCAGTTTTCTCCAAACCATCTCTTCAGTCCGGTCTTAGCCACGTCTATACCTCCCACCCGCTTTCTTGTATTCTTTTACCAGGTAAGCGTTCGCATAAGCGCTGGGATAAACTGCAAACTTTCTCTTTGTCTTTGCTTTTATTCTAGCATACAGCTTTTTATTTACGGGTATATTTCTTTTCTTGGCTGGAGACTTACGTCTACTTGCCACGCTTCTTTCTCTTTTTCCTCTTAGGGTGAGAAGAGCCTTTCATGAGTTTACCGTTGGGCATATAGTGATAGCCTTTCGGAGCCTTTTTCCTTTTCTTCTTTTTCTTTT